CACCGCGCTACACCTTCACCTCGTCGGGTAAGATGCAGGTGGAGAGTAAGGAGAGCATGAAGAAGCGCGGACTTCCTTCGCCAGATAAGGCGGACGCCCTATGCCTGTGCCTTGCCACCGATATATCAACGATCATGCACGGATACTCGATGGCCAACAAGACGGGGGCCTTAAAGCGGAACATCAAGGGTGTTGTTTGACATAAGCGATTGATGTGCTATATTTCTTTTGCCCGGCAGGTTCCTCCTCTCCCTCTCCCTGCCGGGCGACTGAGGGTGTGCGCGGCTAGGCCGGTAATAGCGACGAGACGATTTGCTCAGTTGTTTTGAAACGCCGCCACCCTACTTTTTTGCTTTTCTGTAAAGTATAGGTTATAGGCCCGTAACAGGGAGCGTATCCGTGGAAACAAAAACTTGTCCGAAATGTGGCGAAGAGAAGCCGACTGACAACTTCCACGCCCAAAGGCGTACATGTAAGAAGTGTATGCGTGCGTACCAACAAGCCTTTGCCGCTGCCCGCCCGCATTACCACCGCGACCGCAATCTTCGGCGCAGATACGGTATCAGTAACGATGAGTACCAAACAATCATCGCCAATCAGAATTTCGCTTGCCCTATTTGTAAGGTAGAAATATCTGATACATTAGCGTATAGAGATAAACGATCAGTTGTCGTAGACCATAACCATGAGACGGGGGATGTTCGCGGCATACTATGTTCGGGGTGTAATTTAGTTCTTGGCCACGCAAGAGAGAGTACGGAAGTTCTTTACCGGGCCATTGTATATTTGAGTGAACGCGGCGCGTATACGCCGAAGAAATAGGTTTGGTTGCATGGTCGCAAAGCGTTTTCAAAATCCGAAGGGTGGCCTCAACGAAGCGGGCCGCAGCCACTTCAAGAAGACCGAAGGGGCCAACTTGAAAGCGCCTGTTAAATCAGGGGATAATCCACGGAGGGCGTCATTCTTAGCGCGTATGGGAAACATGCCGGGGCCAGAGCGTAATGCGAAAGGCGAACCAACCCGCCTTCTCTTATCTCTGCAAGCGTGGGGTGCGTCATCTAAAGCAGACGCGAAGTCCAAAGCCAAATCAATATCCACCCGAAACAAGGGGAAGTCAAAATGAAGATGGGTCTGTACAGCAACATTGCAGCCAAGAAAGAACGGATCAAAGCTGGTTCTGGCGAAAAGATGCGTAAGCCGGGAACGAAGGGCGCGCCTACTGCCGCCGCTTTTAAGGCCGCTGCGAAAACCGCAAAGGGCAAAAAGAAATGAAGAAACCTACTAAGGCCGACAAGAAAGTGGCTAAGGTCATGGGCGAATTTAAACGTGGCACATTGCACGCTGGCGTAAATCCTAAAGGCCCGGCAAAGGCTCCCTTGGCTAAATCGCGTAAACAGGCTATAGCTATTGCCCTGTCCGAAGCTGGCAAGTCCAAAAAGAAGTAAGGCTAAAATATGGCATATCGCAATAACCGTAAGCCGAGTAAGGCCGACATGGCTAAGAGCCAAGGTATGTATCAGGACACCGGGGTTCCCAACGCCAACTCGGAAAACGACGACAGCGAAGATATGTCCAATGAAACTTCGATGGAACTTCCCGACGGTACGGAAGTTTCCATTGAAGAGCCAGAGATGGAAGACGAGCAGGTCGAAGAGCCTATGTCTGAAGAAGAACTTCAGAACATCGTCATCGCCGAGATCGACGACGCTCAATCTTATATTGACGACAACATCAGCCCGGAGCGTGCGCTTGCGGGCCAGTACTATAAGGGCGAACCATTCGGAAACGAAGAGGAAGGCCGGTCGCAGGCGATGTCGATGGATGTACGGGATACTGTACAGGCCATGATGCCGTCGATCATGAAAGTATTTTTCGCGGCGAACAACGTCGTCGAGTTCGCGCCGAACGGCCCAGAAGATGTGGCCACTGCGCAGCAAGCAACGGATTACGTCAACTACTGCCTGACACGCGATAACAACCTATTCAGCGAATGCTATTCCACATTCAAGGACGCCCTGATCCGTAAGAACGGTATCATGAAAGTTTGGTGGGATACTGAGAAAGATGTCACGACCCACTACTTCACAGGTCTGGACGAGGCTACCTTCTCGGTACTTCAGTCCGACCCTACCGTCGAAGTTAAGGACGTAGAGATTACCTACGGTGAAACTATCACCGAAACGCCGATGGGTATGACGGAGCAAATCCAACCCGCGACCTACGATTGTTCGGTTGTCCGTACAACAGAGAAGGGCCGCCTGCGCGTTCAATCCGTACCGCCTGAAGAGTTTCTGATTGACCGCCGTGCGCGTTCCATCGAGACCGCCGAGTTTGTAGCCCACCGTCGTTACGTTACCGTGTCCGATCTTGTGAAGATGGGCTACGATTTCGATGAGGTTCAAGACCTTGGCTTCGAAACGCTAGACGACTTCGAAGGTAACCAAGAAACCTTTGACCGTAACCCGCAAGCGTTTGTCCAAATCACAGGCCGCACAGATACGACATCGCGTAAAGTCCTCTACATTGAGGGCTATGTGTACGTTGACATGGACGGCGACGGAATCGCGGAACTTTGCCGCGTCTGCGTTGCTGGCACGGCCAACAAGGTACTGCATTGGGAACCTTGCGACTTTATTCCGTTCGTAGACTTCTGCCCCGATCCAGAGCCACACACATTCTTCGGTATGTCGATTGCCGACGTGACGATGGACATTCAGCTTATCAAGTCGAATATCCTGCGTAACACGCTGGACAGCTTGGCTCAGTCGATCCACCCACGCACGGGTGTCGTTGAAGGCCAAGTTAACATCGAAGACGTGATGAACACCGAAGTCGGCGGCATTATTCGTATGCGTGCACCGGGTATGGTGCAGCCGTTCACGATGCCGTTCGTCGGGCAGCAAGCCTTCCCGATGTTGCAGTACATGGATGAACTGCGCGAGAACCGTACCGGTATCTCCAAGGCCGCGTCTGGCCTCGATGCGAATGCGCTTCAGTCCTCGACCCGCGCTGCTGTCGCAGCCACGATTACTGCTGCAGCGCAGCATATCGAACTGATCTGCCGTATCTTCGCCGAGACGGGTATGAAGAGCCTGTTCCACAAGTCGATGCAGCTTATCGCCAAGAACCAAGATGCTCCGCGCATGGTGCGTCTGCGTAATACGTTCGTGCCGATTGACCCGCGTGTGTGGGATACGAACATGGATGTCGTCGTCAACGTCGCTATCGGTACTGGTAGCAACGAAGAGAAGATGGCGTTCTTGGGTCAAGTCGCAGCCAAGCAAGAGATGCTTATGCAGATGGGCGCGCCACTGGCCGACATGCAGGGTTACTACAACACGCTGTCTCAGATGATGGCGCTGGCTGGATTCAAAGACCCGACTGTATTCTTCAAAGACCCAGCGATGATGCCACCTCCACCACCGCCTGCGCCACCGCAGCCGACACCGGAAGAGATGCTGTCTCAGGTTCAGATGGAAGCAATCCGCGCTGACATCCAGAAGAAGGCCGCAGAACTTGAGTTGCAGCGCGAAGAGATGCTGCGCAAGGACGACCGTGAGCGCGACAAACTCGATGCCGATATGATGATTAAGGCAGCCGAGATTGAAGCCAAGTACGGAGCGCAGGTCAACACGGCCAACATCGAAGCGTTGATGCAGCGCGACCGTGAGTTCCTACGCCAGCAGGGCGAAATGGAACGAGCAGCCGTGCAGGCTCAACAGGCCCAGCAAAACGCGCAGATGGCGCAGGCGGTTCAGCAAGCGCAGATGCCAACTGAAATGCCGATGCAACCAGAAATGCCACCAGAAGGAATGATGTAATGTTTGAAGACTATTACCTCAATGACCCCGCGCTACAGGGACTTCTGGCTGCTGCGGGGCCTATCATGGACACGCCTCGTCAAGCGGCGGTCATGCCAACGACGCAAGAGGTTGTTGCTCCTTACGATCTGAGCCTCTTGGCTGGCTTGGACTTAAGCGGTCTAGGCGGACTAAACTTCTCAGGCGTTGGCGGCGGACGGATGGGCAGTGTAATTCAAGACCCAAACGTACAGTACATTACTGCGCCAGTATCTAACAAAGGCAACCCAACGAGCAAAACGAGCGGCAATGTTTTTGCGGTAAGGACCGACCAGCCGGTGCGTCTTGTTGATCTGCGCACCAATAAGGTTATATTCGAAGGCACAGGCGTAGAGGCAGCGCGCAAAGCAACTGAACTAGGCCAAAACCTAACCAACACGCTTGGCAACAAAGCATCGTACAACATCCAAACTGCAAACCCATCCGGCGAGTACACGACTGTAGCCAACGAGAAGAAGAACAAAAGCGTGCTAGGCCAGATCGCCGACGTTGCGCTACCGATTGCCGCAAGTTTTATTCCTGGCGTTGGCCCTGTTCTTGGTGCGGCTTTGGGTTCCGCAGCATCGAGCGCGGCCCAAGGGCGTAGCCTAGAGAATACATTGCTCCGCGCCGGATTGGCGGCGGGGGGTTCTGCTCTTGGTGGCCAAATATTTGGCAAAGCTGTTCCCGGAGGCGCTGCCTCAACAGGCGGCATCAACGCTGATTTAATCCCGAACGCGCTCGAAGGACTCAGCTTCGGCAGTCTTACAGGTGCGTCAATTCCTGCGGGCGTCGGCGGCGCTGCTGGCGACATCATCGTAAACGCAGCACGAGCAGTCGCGCCTAGTCTTGTCGGCTCAACAGTTGGCGGTGTGCTTGGATCAGCGGTTGCATCGCAAGTAGGCACGCCAAACCAACGCAACGTGGTTGACGGCATTGATCAAGAAACTGGCGAAATTGTTGTATCGACTAGACCAGACCCTATAGCAGTCACGCAAAACCCCGGTCTGGGGTCAGCTCTCGCCGGTCTACCTGCGCTCACTGAATTAGCTATGGACCCAACGCTAACACCGCCACAGCCTGAAGATATTGTCGTGAGCGGTAACCGCCCTGTACCAAAAACTGTCGTTCCCGATGAACTCGCGGCGGCTGGGTCTGTGCTTGCTGGTCTCGGCTTATCGCAAGTACCAACACCCGACAAAGCACTGACGGGGACATCGTCTATTCTTAAGAGCGATGACGTTCTCGGCACTGGCCTAAACCTATCTCAACTTATTTCCATTGGCGGTATCGGAACCAATCTTCTAGGCAGCCTTTTAGCTGGCGGCGATGGTACTGGAACAGGAACAGGAGTGCCGTATGTTTCCCCGTTCGGTGCAGGCGCGGGCGTAGGTATAGGCGCAGGCCGAGATATGCGCGCCAACCCAAACATCATAGACTACGAGCGGTATGGTTTTGGTCCGGAAGCTATGTTCTTCCAGCCGGGGTACGGCCTGCTTAACTCTGCGGCTCCTGCTCCCGCCCCAGCTTTACCCCAAGCACAGCCCGCAATGGTAACTAACCCTAGATACGAGCCGTTGATTTAATGGACCCAATGACAAAAGCTAACCACGCAAAGCGCCTTCTTGAGGATGAGATTCTCAAGGAGGCATTCGACGCAGTGGAAAGAGATATTTTTGAAGAGTGGCGTAGGTCGGCTCATACTGACTATAGCGGACGCTCTGACATGTTTCACACGCTCAAAGGACTTGAGCGGTTGAAAGCCCGCCTACAGGCAATCCTTGACGACGGCTTAGTCGCCAAATCAAGGAGTTAACATTTAATAAAGAAGGTGCTATATGACGGAACAAGTCGGCAACCCCAGTGGGATCGGCCTCCACGAAGCAACACTAGCCATCGACCAACTGCTTGGCCCGAATGAGGACAACCAAGATCAGGCCGAGGCGCAAGAGCCTGAAGAGGCTCAGGACGACGCGGAAGAAACTGAAGCCGAGAATTACTCGGAAGAAGATGAAGCCGAAGAGTCTGACTCGGATGAAGAGTACGACACAGAAGAGGTTATCGAACAGGAACTTCCTGACGATCTAACCATCAAGGTTAAACTTGACGGTGAAGAAACGGAAGTCACCCTTGACGAACTTCGGAAAGGTTATTCTCGTTATTCGGATTACACACGGAAAACTCAGGCATTAGCTGAAGAACGCAAGTCGTTCCATAGCGAAGCCGAAGCGATCCGTATGGAACGCGCTCAATACGCGGAACTGCTACCGGCGCTTAAAGCGCAACTTGAGGTGCAGTCCGATGCTGAGCCTGATTGGGACAATCTTTATAACGAAGACCCCATTGAGGCGGCGCGGTTAGAACGGCATTGGAATAAGTCTCGTCAGGAACGGGCCGCTAAACTTCAGGCTATTAATACTGAACAGCAGCGAATTGCTGAAGAGATGGCCAGAGAGCAACAGCGGGCCTTGGCTGACATTGTGCAGTCAGAGCGCGCCAAACTCACGGAAGTCATTCCTGAATGGAAAGACGAAAGTACAATGCAAAGCGAAGCTAAGGAACTTCGTGAATGGGCTATAAACAACGGGTTTAGCGAACGCGACCTGAGTGCACTTGTTCAAGCCAGTCACGTTTCAATCCTGCGCAAAGCGATGATGTTTGATAAGGGTTCGAAGA